TGATTGCGAAAGCAATCAGGCTGGATACCTGGGGGCGATGAGCCCTTGCGAACCAGTACGGGTACTTGTCTACCAAAACAAGTACTTGATCCTGTAGTAACAAAAGCTAATTTGTAACAACAGAACCTACCAGAGCGGTCGGCACGATTTCTCGTGAATCCGAACTCGCGGGTGGTAGTATGTGACTTCTAGGCTCATTACGAGTTTTGAAGGTCTGACGAATTAAAGCACTACACATGTAGCAAAAAGCAAAAATATGGGATAAAGGAGGAAAAAATAATCTCCCCCGCCCGGAAGGGCACCTGTATCTAGGCTTTTACATGTGGACTCAAAGGTGGTTTCTAACCTGGCACCTGATTAATCAGGATGCGCCAGTTGCTGAAATTCCCTGAGACTGAGCGACATTGATCGTAGGCATAAGTTGCTAACTTATACCCTGTCCTGGTCTTGTGCATTTGGCAGTATTTCTTATACCTTAATCGGTACTAAGGGGTTATCCCTCAGCGCCCCCACAAGGGGAGCTTGGATTTACTGTTGATGCCTCGAGGCCGATAGGCACTTTAAGTTGGTAAGTTACGTCTAGGTTAATGACCTAATCGAATTTTCCGAGCAATTCCAATGTTCCGTGAGGAACAAGTATGGAGCCACTGCGGTCTGGTCGACAGATACATTCTTAGGCTTAAGGGAACCGATACCCGAGGGTACCAATTCAGTTTGGGCCTGTTACCTAGGAAGGAAGGTAGTTAGCCTTCCCCGCAACTCTTGAACGTTAAAGCAACGAAAATTCACTTTAATTACTTAAATTTAATTAAGTTTTGGAGGTGTACGGTTATTGAGTAATTTTACTCTCTAAGTACAACAAACCCAGTGGAGACGTCCCTAGTAAGGATCTCTTTACAGAGTATCCCTGGGCCCGGGAGAAAAGAAGTAATAACGAAAAGTTGCTACTGTCCCTTCAAAACGGGTTACCGGAGGGTCTACACATACTTTGTATGGTGTTAGTCTGAAGCAAGGAAAGCTGGAAACGGCCAACAAGTGGACGACGAGCTTAAGTATACCTAAACTGGTACCAATACTAGTATAAACTTACATTAGCAATGAAAAAAACATTACAAATGCAATTAAATTCAAGAAGAATTAAAGGATTATTCGCCTCTATCTTAGAGAACGGATCAATGGTTAGCCTTGTACCTACTTGGTCTAAATTAGATTCTTGCAAAAGTGCTGAAGAAATGAACAAAATCGTTTCAACAGCGTCCGCTGCCGGGATTATCACGAAGGTGAGAACCCTGAAAGACGGATCTTTTGTAATTTTCCAACAAAGATCTGGTAGTGTTACAGACCTTATTACTGGTTTCGGTTGGAGAATCATATCTCTAGCCTTTCCAGGTAAGGTAAAATTTGCCGGACGGTTAAGACTGTTGTCCTTATTTTCTGGATATTTATTCAGAATGTATAAGAAAAACGGTGCAGAACAAGTCGTGAAATTTCTTAAGGCTGCTCAGCTTGCTGTGCAGAAATCGATAGGAAAGGATCATATCGATAATTTAAGAGTCTTAGACCCTGAGCTTATCCATTCAAAATTGACTGGATATGGATTGCCAACTATTATTCCATCAAGAGATAGGAAATTAATAGCGGGTGGGCAGGCTACCTCGATCATTAGATTTTGGTTAACCTGCTTCTCAATCTATAGAGTAATATCTATACCCGGGAAATTAAAACTTCATACAATTATCGCTCCGTTTGACGGTAATGATATGGATTATCAGAACGTGTCCCGACAGTTCTTTGCTTTTTTAAAGGCAAGCTCTGTGGTTAACATGTTCCGACGATCAATATTATCCCGAAAAGCAGATCTTCTCCTGTTCGAGGCCGCTAGTGCAACGCACAAGGTGGCTTGGACAGGATTGATATATGATGCCAAACTTCTCGCTTCTGTGAAGTTATCTTGGTATTGCCGACAGATTATGATTCTGACTGGTCAGTACGAATTGGTTCTTCTCTTTGATTATCTTACAAGTGTTAACACAAGTGAGATAGCCAATCCTCTGGAACCTTCAGTGGTTGCAAGAAATATGGAAGGAATGCCTGAAAATTCTAGGTACTCCGACTGTATTCTTGCTTCACCTACTAAAGGTTACGCGGGAAAACTGGCAATCAAAGAGGAGGCGGCAGGTAAACTGCGAGTCTTTGCAATGACGGATATATGGACCCAAATGGCCCTTAAACCGGTAGAGCAAATGCTTGCAGCGTTCCTAAAAGGACTTCCTAATGATGGTGTCTATAATCAACACAACTCAGAATTGAGATGTAGAGATAAAGCACTATTATATGGTCATTCTTTTGGATACGACCTTTCCGCAGCCACTGATCGACTTCCATTAGCATTACAAACTTATATATTGAACTTGATCATCCCCGATTTCGGAGATGTTTGGGCTCATTTACTTACTAAAAGAGATTACTTACTTTACTTACCATCGGTAACTTCAAAAGAGTTATCGGCGGATAGTGAAGGGAAAAGTTCCAAAGTACCCAACAGTTTTTCTGTTAAGGGGATGGACTTACCGATCTATTATGATCCAAGTAATAAAGCTGCTCCATGGACCTTACTGCGTTACGCAGTTGGGCAACCCATGGGAGCTCTTTCAAGCTTCGCAATGTTGGCGGTTACCCACCACTTCATTGTTCAGTTTGCCTATAGACGAGCATATGATGTCCCGATTGATCTAGCGTTCAATAAAGATTCTTGGTATACAGGTTACGAATGCACTGGAGATGATATTATCATCTTTGATGCATTGGTTGCGGCTGAATATAGATTGTTGTTAAAGGCATTTGGTATGCCTATTAACACAACTAAATCAGTTTGTGCCACTGTGCCTGTAACTGAGTATCTTAAAGTTACGTCATACTACGGGGCCAATGTTGGGGCTATTTCTTGGAAAATGTTAATGTCAGGTAACAGCTTGATGGGAAGAGTAAATATACTCTACCATATGCTCTCAAAAGGAGTCATCAAAACAGGGATAAATCCCTGGATTGCAAGATCTGCTGCCCAATCATTATATAAACCAGGAAACCTAAATCCAACTCTAATTGCCCTATGGACAATGCTTTCTAATAGAGGAGTGTTAACTGTTGAGGAGACCTTAAAGGCCTTGATTGATGGAAAACATAAAGTTTTCAGATTAGCAAAAGCTATTCTGTACAATGCTGATGTGAATAAAATCAAATTAGCATTACCATCTCTCTTCCTTAACAGACCAACAACCCTTTATCAGAGTAAAAGCGTTGAAACCATATGGAAATTTGAGAAACCTTGGTTCGGAATCACAATGTGGAAACCACTTGCGGTTGCAATAGCCAAGATGGATATTGACTCGGACATGGAGACTTTAACTAAGTCAATGATGGAAGTTATGATGCCTGCGGAAATGATCCCAGGCTTGACAACTTCTGTCAAAGACTATCTTAAAGATCTAAGTCTTGTAGTGGACTCGGGTTCCTTCTTTACTGATGGAGCTCCAGACCTTGCTAAATGGCAAGTCCCGGAAAACCGACCAGATGAAACTCTGATTGAGATCCAGACTTTTTACATGACCTTACTATCTTATATAAAGGAAAAAGGTAGCAGATTGGCACAACCAATTCTCGATTCAGGGGTTTCCCTGGATTCTGAATTGCCATTATTGGTCGATCTTAATGACCGACTGGAAAGATACAACGAGCTGAAAGAGCTTGTTTCAAGATACTACGTAAAAGTAGATCCTGATAACAACACTCCTCCACCACGAGTAGTCCGACCTACAGAGCTTAAATTAATTAAGCTTCTGACAAAAATGGGTAACCGACCTCTCTTTACAACAGCGTTAAACGCCTGGTAAATTAAGGCTGCTGGTCCTTCAACCAGACAGATAGGGGTAAGAAATTTATTTCTTCTCCCTCTAGGGGGATTTTGTATATTTTGTCTAAACAACGAAATTCGTCATCGTGACGCCGCGTACATTCGCGGGCAGGTCTCCTAACGGAGAAGGGTATATCCTACTTCCTTGAAACGGACTGCAAATAGGGTGTGAGTAAATCACATCCGGGCTGCAGAGCTTCCGTCCGGGCCACGCTTAG